TTATGGAGTAGGTGGGCTTTATGGAGAATCTGAAACGTTTATTTACAGCAATATCGAACATATTGCTCTATTCGTTAATATTCTCTTTATCTGCTCATTTATTTCTCACAAAAGAATACGAGACTGTTTACAGCGTCTTTTTGATTCTATTGTGTCTTTTTCGCGCAATAGTGCTTGTTTTTTTATTTGCTGATATAATGAAGCCATGCAAAAATGAGGCGACTAGAAATGTCAGAAGAAAGAATCGATAAGTTAGAGACAGCTATAACAAAGCTTACGGATAAATTTAGTGAATTTATAGCTATAGAGAGTGGAAGGCAGGAAAGAGATAGACATCAACTAGAGCTTAATAAGCGGCTTTTAGATCATATGGAAAAAATGGATGCTGAATACATACCTATCGTTAAGCGAAGTAAAAAGTGGCAAGATTGGATTGATTCGTTTGTTGGTAAATTCATCCTCCCTGCTCTTGCTTTGGCTATCCTTGCCGCTGCTGGTTATAATTTTAGCTGATGAAAGAGCGCAAGAGCTATGCTTTAAGGATTCTAATATCAATAGATCAACTATTCAACGTATTATTGTTTAATGGCGATGAAGATCATACAATTAGCGGAATGGTTGGTTATAAAGCCTTTACAACAAAAAAGCGCAGATGGTTAATCGCCGAGTCAATTATAAACACTATATTTTGGCTCGATAAAAATCACTGCTACAACTCTATAGAATGGGATGAAATATAATGGATAGCGTACAAGCAATAAAACTAACACAATTTAACACCAACCAAAAAGCAACAGCGGCAAGTGTGGCGCGTTCAATTTCATCGTTAAACAACGATTTAGCGGCAGCTATTGAGCATCAAGCATACGCACGTAGCAACCCAGATTTGAACGTTGATGCTACAATGTTAACGTTAATGGGTGCTGGGGTAGATGGGCTACTAGCGCAATTCGCAGAAGTAGCGGATAAGCGCGATGATTTATTGGCAGTTAAAAATGGCGCGATGAGCGTAGAAGATTTAATTGCTAAACACAATATTGATCTAGCCAAGTATTCTGCTTCACTGGTGTAATTAAATGGCTTACGGCTGTACAATAACGGTTGCTGCTGGGAAAATTCCTAGCAGCCAATCGAATTTCGTTTGGTTAGCGACAGAAGACAATTTTCCTACGGCTGCTATTGACGGGGGCGCAACATCAATTCTTAACGGCGGCGGAAATCTTCGTTGCTACACTGATTCAACAAAAGCGACTAGGCTACCAATTGAGGTTGTAACTTTTGTTACTGGCGGCACACCTAGCGCTCAAGTATGGGGTTTGTCTCCTACTATTAATGTTGGTAGTACAGTTTATATTGAAGCCGATACAGTCGCTACTACTCAGCCAGCGGTCAATGACACTTATGGACGTAATGCTGTATGGGTTGACTACGAATTTGTAACTCATGACTTTGTTATAGATTCAACAGGAAATACAACACTATCAAGTAGCGGTACTCTTCAATCATCCTTAACACCACCACCATTTAAAGGTGACTCAACAGACTTCGGAAGCACGAGCGACGCTTTTTACGTTGAAGCAGTAATTGCAAACTTAACTACGTATGATGTTACGGCTTGGTGTCGCCCTGATGCTTTAGGTTTTAACGGTGGGGATATCGCAATAATTCAAGATGCTACATCGGACAGTGTTCAGTCGTCACTGTTACTAGATAGCTCCCCTGATAACTTTGGTATGTACAATAGCCCTAACGCATGGTTAAGGTCGGGGGTACCATCTAGTTCACTACTTTCAAGCTGGAACATGTTATCCGGTAATAATAATGGGTCAAATAGGGCAATATATCAGAACGGCGCACAAATAGCCGCATCTTCATCAAGTGTAGAAGCGGTAAGAACATTATTGCGTGTAGGTGGTAGGAAGCCTAGTAATACAACGTGGCTATATAGCGGTAAGATAGCAGAATTAAATATTAAAAAGGTGAGGAACACCGCAGACTATAAAGAATCAGAATACAATAACCAATCAGCACCAAGTGCATTCTGGGCCACTAGCGCATGGGAAGATCAGGGTGGTGGCGGCTTTCAAGCTGCTTGGGCTAAAAATGCAAATAAATTATTAAACTGGTATAATTAAGTAAAATCTCAAAAGGTCATTGACGTGAAAAAAAATGTAGCATCTCAAAGTATAGGCGCTGAAATGATAACCGCATCAGATGGAACGGCGTTTACTGGCGCTGTTTCTGTTTTAGTGACTATAGATAACGGCACTCAAACCGCTGGCGGTGGAACTGCGCCGGCTCATGAAGGTAATGGGTATCACTCCTACACGCCAACACAGGCAGAAACTAACGGAGATCACATTGCATTTACATTTACAGGCACAGGAGCAATACCAGCAACCATTCAGGTATATACAAACTTCCCTCAAACGCAAGACCATACAACACCAATAGATAACATTGATACTGTTGTAGATTTAATTAAGGTTGACACTACAGCTATTCTAGACGATACAAGCACAAGCGGCGTAGTAGTTGCAACTAACAATGATAAAACTGGATATACAGCATCAACGGTAACAGATAAGGCTGGCTACTCTATTAGCGGAACAAAAACGACTTTAGATGCACTTAATGATATAGCAGCTACAGCAATAGTAAGCGCTGGAGCTATTACAACCAATGCAGGGGCAGTATCTAATGTGACAACTGTAGCAACCACCACAACAAATACAGATATGCGCGGTACTGATAACGCTTTACTAGCAGCAAGTTACACAGCGCCAGATAATGCAGGTATAACAGCTAACGGCGTAGCTATAGCGGCATTGAATAACATAACGGCGGCAGATGTGTGGAGCGCAGCAACAAGAGAGCTAACAAGTGGCTCTAATATCGTACTGGCTAAGGGGGTAGGTGTAACAGGGTTCAACGATATTGCTGCTACTGATGTTGTTAGTGGCGGAGCGATAACTACAAGCGCAGGAAATGCCAGTGTGGACGTGGTTAAAATAAACGGCACTACTGTTATAGGCGCAGGAACCTCTGGCAATCTCTGGAGAGCGTAGTGGGTGCTTTTAGTAGTAATGCGTTCGATGTAGGAGCTTTTAGTGAGTTAGCTTTTGATTTAGCTGTACCAGTAATACCAGCAGTAAAAAGTATAGTTTGTTTTCCTGGTGGAATAGAGAGGCTATCATTTGACGGAAGCATAACGCAGACTGATTTTAGCGGAATTGTGAATACACTTAGCTTTAATGGTACAATAGAGTTATTCGAGTTTAACGGTTCGCTATCAAACACAGATTTTAATGGTGAGCTATCAAACTTAACATTTAACGGCAACATACAAACGGATTGCTAACATGAGTAATTTAACAAACAACAGCGGGCAGACATTTAAGACCACAGTTTACGACAAAGTGGATGGCGTTATCACTGGTGTAATAGACGCTTCAAGTTTTACTGAGGCTGTATATAGAATATTTGCTAGTGATTGTACGACTGTATTAGTAGAAGAAAAGCTATCGTTAGGCGATATTGCTGTAGTAAGCGATACAGACCCAGACTACGGAACTGTAAACGTATTTGAAACAACATTACCAAAAGCTGACATGCTAGATACTATCGTGCCAGCAGGACAATACACCCATCAATTCAAAGTAACTAATAGTGCAGGATTAGAGCTTCCACCTGTATTTCAAAACGCAGTTACTATTGTAAGGGCGTGTGACTAATGGCCAGACCTACCGACTACACACAAGAGTTACTAGACAAAGCAGACGACTATATAGAAAACTGCCCTGACACTGTTCCTACTGTGGTCGGCTTGTGCTTGCATATAGGTATAGCAAAATCAACAGCTTACAGATGGGTAGAGGAAGGAAACGAAGAGTTTAAGGACATCTTAGATATTGTTAGCTCAAAACAAGAGCGTCAATTAATATCTGGAGGGCTTACAAATGAGTTTAATTCTGCCATTACCAAGATGATGCTAACCAAGCACGGCTACACTGACAAAACAGAAACAGACATTACCAGCAAAGGGCAGCAACTCAATACATGGGTTGTTAGCCCTGTAACAACAAATAAAAATGGCTGATATAGATTTACGCATCACCGATAAGATAGCTTGGTTGCTGTCTAAACCTAAGCGCATAAAAATTGCGGTAGGTGGTCGAGGCTCTGCTAAGTCTATTGGTGTTGGTGATATCATGCTCATGTTTGCTGACCACGGTGAGCGCATATGCTGCACAAGGGAGTTTCAAAACACCATTGATGACTCTGTACATGAGAGCTTAAAACAGGAAATAGATAGGCTTGGTGTTGATGGTTTTAACGTGCAAAACAATAACATCTACTCATCAAGTGGTGGAGAGATATTTTACAAGGGTTTAGCTCGTAACATAACTAGCTTAAAGTCTTTAGCTGGTGTTAAAAGGCTATGGATAGAAGAGGGTGAGAGTGTAAGCGAAAAGAGCTTAAAGGTACTTACTCCTTCAATACGCTCAAGTGCTGCTGCTAATCTAGAAGAAGATGGTGACCCCCCTGAGATTTGGATAACAATGAACCGAAACTCTAGACAGGATGCTATAGCTAAAAAGTATTTGAGTCGTGCAGAGAAAGACTTAGAGCGCACAGGTTATTACGAAGATGATTTAATAATGGTTGTTCAGGTTAACTATCAAGATAACCCTTGGTTCCCTCCTGAGTTAGAGCAAGAGCGATTAGATGATAAGAAAAACCTAAGTGAGGACGAGTACGATCACATATGGGGCGGTCATTATGATGAGACAGTTGATAGAGCCATTATTAAGAAAGCTTGGTTTGATGCTGCTATTGATGCTCATCTTAAGCTTGGTATTACTCCGACTGGTGCTGTTGTTGCCTCGCACGATCCTGCCGATGAAGGCGGAGATAGTAAAGGCTATGCTTGCCGTAAAGGCATACTTTACACAGATATTGACGAGATAGTTGCTAAAGACGGCAACGAAGCGTGTGATATAGCAACAGCC